TGTGTTCGAGTATCAGACATCGCAGCTAAATTTCCACCGGCTGCACCGTATCCAACATCTATTGTTGGATTAGGATTAACACCATTCAAATACACAGCCCTATCTCTAATTTGAGATAGATGCGTTGCTGTCATGGCTTTAATATCACCTGCATCTGCATATAAAGGACGTCTTGTTGCCATTTTAAGATCCTGGAGTTCTGAGGGTCTTTACTATTGATCCACCTGAGTCATAAATATTTAATGTAACAACTGAATTGAATTTAGATGATGTAATTACAGCATTAGCAATTTTCCCTGCATCAACAGCTAAGTCAGCAATTTTCGCTGTAGTAACTGATAAGTCTTTTAGGTTTGTTGTTAATACAGCTTGAGGTCCAATGATAGTTCCATCAACTGAAGCTAAAGTGAAGTGTTTTGTCAAAAGAGAATTTTGCATAATCTTATCTGAATCAATTGATGAATCAGCATATCGATCAGCACTTAATGGAAAGAATGCACTTGTATTTGCTCCAATTGAAGAATCAATCATAGAACTAATTGTTGCTGAATCTTTCTCTTGTGCTCTAATGGAATTAATAGCACCAACTAAATCAGAATCTACTGAAGTTGTAAGAGCATCTAGATCTCCAAAGTAATCACTTAATAGATTAGTTTTTTGTCTCCATGTATCAACTAAGTCGTTGACATCTACTACTATTCGTCTAGCCATTTTTACCTACCATTGTTCTGAGCAAATCTTTTATTTCGGACATATCTGACTTAAGGTTATTTATATCTTCTTCTATAGTCTTTGCTCTTATTGCTTGTTCACGTCTTTTTCTTTTAATTTCTTTTTGCTTTTCAATTTGATCAACATTAGTATTAATCAATGCGTTAGTTCTAGTATCTCTAACCCATCCAGTTTGATCTTGAATATTAACATATCTGCCAGTTTTCATTTTATACGCTCAATGCTATAACTCGTAAATCTTTAAACTGAGGAACATAAGAATTATTAGAACTATTCATAGTAATTTTTAAAATAAATTTACTAAATGGCTCTGTTAATCCATCATCCCCACCAACCAAATATTCATAGTCTCTATAAATTGCTGGATTCTCATCTGTAGGAAGAGTTGATTGTCTAACTACTTCAGTCCAAGGAGTATCATCAAATAATACATCTTCAGGAATTGCTTTATACCAGAATTTAAAATCTGTTACAGAAGGACGGTTAGCTGCTAATATAATCTTTAAACCTACAGCATCAGCTTCCAGTGTTACTGATCTAGTAATATGCTTAGCAAGAGTAGTTCCACTATTTGGATCTGTTTCTGGAACATATATCAGAGGATTATTTCTATTATTAGAATCTCCATTATCACTTTGGAAATCGATTCTATTATGAATCGTCCAGAATGATGCTCTTTGCATATCAATAACTGGCGATACATAAGAGTTATTAGTTGACATATTAAATCTTAATGTTCCAGCTTTTCCTCCTGAAAGATTACTTACTCGTTGTTCTCTAGAAGGAATAATCTGAGGAACATTAAAGTAATTGTTTTCACTCATAATAAGAGGAAGAAATACATTTGACTTTGAATAATCTGTTTCAATTCCTGCAATTGATTTACCAGATGTAAATGCTCCATCCATCGTAATAGTAGTCGATGTTGGTGACATTGTTTGAACTACTGGAACCACTTGTTCGAATAACATCTGTGAAGAAGCAGCCACTACATATTCGCCAAAAGTTTCTGAAGCATTTGCATTCGAATCAAAATCAACGCTTATAAAATCATTATCATAACTATCAACAGTTTTTAATCCGTTTATCGATTTTCCTAATATACCAGCGTATCGTGTTGCAGAATCTAATCCAGCAAATTGAACTACATCGCCAGTAGTAAATCCATGATCAGGATAAAACACTCTTGCTTTATTAGTTCCACTAACTGTTGTTATTGGATCACCTTCTAATAGTTGGAATCCGGGATCGCCTGTTTCAACGATCGTCGTACCACCTGCTGTTGAGAAATCACATCTAACAAGTTCAAATGCCATATCAATATTTTGTGCAGGAGTCCAAGTAAATGAATTTTGAGACTTAAAGAAAGAACCAAGTGTAGGTTGTTTAGTAATTCTTTTTTCAGTTGAACCAAAGAGGAACTCTCCAGTTTCTGCAATAAACACATTATAACCAATAGTTTCTGCAAGCATAACAAAGCAATATTCTTTATATCCTTGTAAATAGATTGGTTCTTCAAATTCAAAGTATGTAACAACTGATCCATCTTCTGAGGTATTTACATCTCCCGGATCTTTAAAGACTGTAGCACCTGGGATAACATCATAAGAAGATGGACTACCATTTACCATTGTTCTTAATTCCATTTGTACTGGAACAGTTCCTTCGTCTTTAGTTGCAAATCTTACACCAACCTTTGATACGAATATTCCATCTCTTTCATATACTTCAAATGATTGAGCAATTGGATCTCCACCTGGGCCGCCACCATCACCGCCACCATCATCTTGTGGAATGAATCTGACAATTTGTGATCGTGATGTACTAGTTCTTACATTAAGAAGTCTAGTTGATCTAATAGTTTCTTGTTTCGTTTCAAGGATACCATTTGCTTCGTACATTGAGAAGCCTCTAGTCGATGCATCATCATCGTTTGGAAGAGTGATATCAAGAAGTTTAAATTCTCTTTGGCCAGTTCTAAATTTAATATTCGATGTGTTAGGTATGAAGAAAGAACCTTCAAGCTTACCAGCATCATCGGTTGTAAGTGTGCCTTTACCTTCAGGATGAACAATAGAAGCATTATATCTTGAACCATAAGCAGCAGGATCATCTGAAGCTCTTTTGAATGTTTCTGGTCTTACCCATTCAGAAACACTCACATTATTAAAATATGCAAAGACTTGAGTAGAAGGTTTTAATCCTTCAGCTTTAAAGTATACTTTACGTGATCTCATAAACGGTATAACTGCGACGTCTAATACTCTATCAGCCACAACTTCACGAATAGTTTCACCTTGAACAATTCTTGTTACAGATGTTGTATTAGTAGTAACGACTCGGTTACCAGACTGACTGCTACCTGAACTAGATGATGATCCTAATGTTCTACCTGCAAGGTTATTAACATCAGTTCCACCCCATTGCCATTCCCAGTTATTCCAAAGATTTTGCTGACGTGGATCAAGTCTAAATCCACCATCAATCATTCTTGGTGGAACTCTTTTTACTTCTCTCCAGTCATCAGACTGAGGTGATAACGTAATTCGACCAGTGTTAGTAATAACCGCAAATGGATTAACATTAATTGTACCAGAAAAGATAGGTTGATCAATCCAATTAACTTCAGTATATTTTAGATATACATTATCGCCTTTTTTAATAACGTTTGAAGAAATTGAAGAATCATAAAACAATCCAATTTGATCTTCGTTAAATGAAGGTCTTAGTAGTCCTTCTCTTGGATCAATTGATGCTGCATATTCTTCAGATGCTGTATTAGAAGATAATTGATCTCTAAAGTTATCAACTAAAAAACCTGCTTTAGTTCTATCAAGTCCTAGTGAATCAAATACTTCAAATGTTTTTAGATTTGTTTCTAATGCGCTTAATGTAGCAATTTCTTCAATTTGATCGATACGTGTTTCAAGTTTACCAATGTCTCTCATTGTAAACACTTTAGTTTCGATTAAATCTAAGTCAGCATCAGAATCATTGATTGTAAATGGGTTCAGTTTAACTCTATAAATTTCTAATGAGTTAATTGGAACTTCAGGAAACTTAGGGCTTAGTGAAGGTTGACCTTGAATAACTTTTAGTTTACCATCAACATCAATTGTTAATCTATCATGTCTTGGCAAATAATATTCAGCATCTAAATTAATTAGATCATTAGGTGATGGCAATTCGTTAAGTCTAGCAGTACCACCAGCATAGTTAGCACCATCATCTGTTAATCGAGGTCTAAAATCAAGAACATCTCTAAGATTAACTTTTGTTCCATCGGCTAAAGTGTGATTAGGAATTTTTCCATATTCAACTTGACCAGAGTATGAGTTAACTGCGAAGAAGTCGCCTGATGCACCATGTGTGAAATACTTAAATGTAGCAAATACATTACTTGCTGGAACAGTTGCACCCTTTTTAAGAATCAATCTAGCAGGAGCATAAAAGTTATCTCTTTGTCCGTTGTCTACAATAAACCTAGATTTAATATCGATTCCAGTTGAATCACCGTCTTTTACAGAAACAAGTTCGAATAAATCTGATTTTGCTAGATTAAGAACTTTAATCGCTCCAGTACCAGCACCTTCAGAATCAAGAGTGCTTGTAATGAATGTACCATTAGTTGAAGTTGAAGGAACTGTATTAGGAACGTTTAGAGTTTTAGATCTAACTGTTCCTGCACTTTTATTCACTTTAACTAATGCTTCAAAGGTTGAACTTGTAGGACCATTTGAAACTGTAACAGCCTGTGATCCAATTCCAGAAGTTGATATTGAAGCCGATACGTCTCTACCATTTGAATCAACAGTAGTAATCCATTGTGAAGGATTAGCAAAAGTTTCACCTGTTGCTGTTAGTGTAAGAGAAGCATTACCTGAAAAGTCAAATGTTCCCGTTAAATATCTTTGAACTTCTAAAGATATATCAGTAACAAGTTTTGGTCTGCTTGTAGGAAGAGGAAATAATAAATTATTATTTTGCCCTTCATAAATTGGAGTCTGTCCACGAATTTGACCTACGTTAGCATAGTCATTTGTTGAACCACCAATTGATTTTACATTACGGAATGATTTACCACTATTCATTTTTACATCAAAAAGATAATACTTAAATTGAGCACCATCTTCTTGAATATATCTAGTTCTTGCTGTACCAATTGTAGTACCTAAATGATTCACTGAATCTTTTAAGTTACGAACTTGGAAAGCACTCATGTTTGGAAGTGTTTTAAGACTTCTTCGAATACTTGGTGTATTCGTAGAATCTGCAAGAAGTACATAGTTACCATATGATGCAGCAACAACTTCATTATTCGCTAGCTGCGACGTTTGAGCTTTAGGTATAGTAATAACTCTAGGTATATTACTCGATGCTCTATATCCATTTACATAAGAAACACCAGGTGATATATCTAAATCGATTTTAGTAGCATCAGAATCGTTTTCATCGATTTTAACTCTGAATTGTTTAGCTGTAAAGTCTCCATTGATCTCAGCTGTTCTTTGAGCCAGAGCATCAGCAATCTTTGCATATGAGTTAAAACCTGTAACACCTTCTGTAACTTTACCTTTTGTAATATTGGCAACAAATACAAAGTTTTGACCTTCAGTAATCTCTGTTTGATTTATAAGTTCCAATCTAATTCTATATCTGTCTGCGCCAGGAGCAGCTTTATTTGGGAGTGCACCTTGATTATCATAAAGAGCTTCAGCGTCTGCAGCTCTTACGATATCTTGTACAACTTTAAATCCAATAGTGGCCGTAGGGTTCTTATTATATTTGTCAAGAATTATTGATTGTCTATTAAAGCTTACAAAGTGACCTTGAACAAAGAAGCTTCCACTTTCAACCGATGCTCTACATCCTAAGCCAGCAGCTGGATTTGCAACAGTATTTGTTGTTTGAATAGTAAGTGTAGTAGATCCATCACTAATATCAGTTCCAGGCGAGAATTTAATTGGTGTTGTACCTGAACTTGCTCCTGAAGTTTTAGTATATCTTAAATATAAAGTAGCTGGCTCAGTAGCAGTTGCTGGAATAGCTTCCAAAACTTTTGCTTTTATTTTAGCAGGAACATTTCCATCTGAAAATTCGTTACCGACTAATGAAGTGAAGTTAGTTGGAAAAGCATTTACTGCAGTATTAAGTTTTACAAATTCGTAAGCAGCATTTACTGTAACGTTTCCGGGTTGGACGGCAGCACCTTCTTTGAAGACGTTACTACCAAATCTTTCCATCTCTTTTTGAATAATCGTTTGCATTTGCGTAAGTTCACGTGCCTGCAATGCTCTTCCTGAATTAAAGAGAACTCTATAATAGTTATCACTATCTTTAAAATCGTCTTTGTACGTGTCTGGAAAGACTTTTTGAGTAAAATCTATGGTCATTTATTTGCTACCTTAAAGTTGAATCACGACTTTGATGTCTTCGGTTTGTTCTATAGATCTTTCAATAGGTGATCTATTATCAATATATAGGACATCACCCGTAAACTTATTTACTGTCGCCGGCCGATATGCTAATGCATCAGCATCTACACCTGCCGCTTCAATAATCCCGTCACCGTTACCGTTTAGTTCTCCTAAAGCTTCACCTTCTTGGAATAATCCAAAACCAGTTGCTTCAGATTGATGGAAATATACTAAAGAAGAATCAATGTAATCTACATATGCTTTTGCACTTGATGATGTACCTTGAATCGTTCTGTCAATCGTAAATGCTGTTGATATTGTTGAGAGTTTTAAGAAAGGCATAGCATTTCCAGCGTCAGCAACAAAATCAGAATCATACGATGTTATTTGTTTTTTAGGATTCTTAATTAACATTGTTTGTCTGAAATCATTTCCAATTGGAAACTGTCCAGATTCAGTACCTGCTATTTTAGAGTTAAACATTAATGCAAAAGACTTTAAGTCTTTTCTTGCATCAGCACCTAATCCAGAATCGACTGAAATAATTGCCCGAGCTGAAGCTCCAGCTCCACCCCCACCAGACATACTGATAGCGGCATTTCCATAACCTACACCTTGAGATAATCCAGTTCCTGAATCATTCATTTCAATTTTAACAACTGTTCCACTAGCAACAAAAGCTGTTGCAGCTGCTGTTTTGCCAGTATTATTTCCTACAATTGTAACTGTAGGAGCTGAAGTATATCCAGTCCCTCCAGCTATCATTGAAATTCCTAGAATTTCTCCTTGTTTAGCAGCACCTTGAATATTAGCTTGTTGAACTTCAATAGCAGATAGTCCAGCTGCACCAGCCGAATCTTCCACTTTTGCAACTGGTATGAAATTAGCTGAAGTAAACTGTGTACCTTGAAGAGCTCCAACAGTATATAAGTATTTCCAAACATATCCATCAGCTGTTTTAAATGTATTAAGTGCAGAACCATTAGGCTTTACTGTAGATGTTTGTGCCACTCCTGTAGCATTTTTACTTTGTTGAATACACATGTAGACTGAGTTTTCATCAGTCATAACATAATAAGCATTTGTTGGATAACCTACCTGAGAATCATCGTATGCAGAATACACACTACCAGAAGACCAGTTATATCTTGGTACAACAAAAGAAATTTGCTCAGCAGTTTTAAAAGCTTGAATTCCGTTTCGTGCTTTTCTTATTTCACGTGATGTGTTTATTGGAGTGGGTGGAGCATCGGCTGAATCCCATGCTTCAGATCTTCCAATAGCAATATAATATTGCTCAGCTGAATCTTTGACATCATTATACAAATTGTTAATGAGTTGTCTTTTTAGAGTGTCTGTAATAATTGATGTCATTTAAAATTTCCTATGCTATTACGGCGCCATAGTGGCCAGTTATATACCAATTTGATCCATCCCATATTAGGCTAGCTCCATCAAATTGACTGAGCGCGATTGTAGTGCCTTGAGCAAAATTATCAGG